TCTGTGACTGGGTCGAAACTCTGGTTCAACTGCAATCCCGAGGGGCCGGAGCACTGGTTCTACCGGGAGTGGATCTGCCGCTGCCGGGAAAAGCGGGCGCTGCGGCTGCATTTTACCATGGATGACAATCCAGGGCTGGATCCGGCTATCCGGGCACGCTACCACCGGCTCTACAGCGGCGTATTTTATGAGCGCTACATTCTGGGCAAGTGGGTCATGGCTGAGGGGCTGGTGTATGCATTCGACCGGCAGCGGCACGTGACCGGGGATGTGCCGCAAGCGGGTGTGTACTACATCAGTGTGGACTACGGTACGCGCAATCCCTTTTCCGCGGGGCTGTGGTGCGTCACAGAGGACAGGGCAGTGCGTCTGCGGGAGGTGTACCTCAGCGGCAGGGACTCCGGGCGGCTGTACACAGACGAGGAATATTGCCATGCTCTGGAACGGCTGGCCGGGGACAGGCCGGTGACACAGGTGATCGTGGATCCTTCGGCAGCGTCGCTGATCGCGGCGCTGCGGGCAAGGGGTGTGTTCCCGGTGCGGCGGGCGGTCAACGATGTGCTGCCCGGCATTCGGTTGGTCACTGCGCTGCTGCGTGCCGGGCGGGTACAGGTGACGCCCCAGTGCCGCGATGCCATCCGGGAGTTTGGTCTCTATCGCTGGGGCGACGATGGGGAGCAGCCCCGGAAGGAGCACGACCACGCCATGGATGACATCCGCTATTTCTGTGCCACGGTGCTCAGAAGAATGCCCTGGGGCTTGAAGGATGGCACGTGAAGAGGGGAAAAGGAGGAAAAACGATGCACAAATGGAAAAAGACACTTCTGGGCTTTTTACCCATGTGGGCCAAGGAAACGGTTCTGCGGGATAACCGGACGCTGACGGCGGAAAACCGGGCACTGAAGCAGAAATTGGCCGTCCGTGAGGCCTATATCAGGGGACTGGAGTCCGGACTGCGGCGCAGCCGCCGCGAAAAACAAGGAGGAAACACATGAATCTTTACGGTTATCAGGAGGCATTTGGCTGCTGGGACAAGACCACGCCAGCCATGCGCACCGCCATTGAGGAATGGTTCCGGCTTTACTACGACCGCAAGGCTACAGACACGTCGGATCCTTGCCTGCGCATCGCCTACACGGTGGTGAATAAACTGACCAAGGCGGTCTTTGGGGAATACGCCGCCTGGGCGGAGGCGCCCTTCACCCAGCGCGTACTGCAGCAGCTGGATGCCTGCCGCCGGGAGGCTCTGGCGCTGACGCTGGTGGGCGGTGAAAGTTATCTTAAGCCCGTTCCTCATGGAAACGGCTTCCGTTTTGGAATTATTCCACGCAACAGACTGCTGATCTTCGGACGCGACGCCAACGGTATGGCCACGGATGTGGGCCTTGCGGAGCAGAGCGTATCCGGGGATCATTATTTTACCCTGCTGGAACGGCGGTATCTGGATGCCCGGGGATTGCTGACGTTGGAAAACCGCCTTTACCGGGCTCGGCTGCGGGGACAGCTGGGTGAGCCGGTGGCGCTGTCTTCTCACCCGGCCTATGCTTCCCTGGCGGCAAAGTACACTTTCCCAGTACCCCTGGGCGGCATTGGCCTGATTCGGCTGCGCACGCCCATGGTCAACTGCGTGGACGGCTCGGCCGACGGCGTCAGTGTCTACGCTCCGGCGGTGGGACTGATCCGCAACATCGACCGCAACGAAGCACAGCTGTGCGGCGAATTTGACCGGGGCGAAAGCCGCATCATTACCTCTGCTGACCTGCTGAGCCGGGACAAACAGCTGTCGGAGCATCTGTTCGTGGGTCTGGATGATGACCCCGAGCGGGTGGGGCTGACGGTCTTCTCGCCGCAGCTGCGGGAGCAGTCCTTCCTGGCAAGGAAACAGGAATATCTGCGCAATGTTGAGTCGGTTATCGGTCTTCGCCGGGGTTTGCTGGCTGACGCCAATGTCATGGAGCGCACGGCCACAGAGATCAGCTCCAGCCAGGGCGAGTACAATCTGACGGTACTGGATTTCCAGCAGGTCTGGCAGGCGGCGCTGACCGAAGCGGTGCAGCTGTGTGCCAGACTGGGCGAACTGTATGCCATGGAGGGCGCTTGTGAGGGCAGTGTGAGCGTGGACTGGGGTAACGGCGTTCTCTACGATGAGGAGAAGACCTGGGCGGATTATGTACAGCTGGTGCAGCTGGGTCTGCTGCGGCCGGAGATCGCCCTGGGCTGGCGTTTTGGCATGGCCGCTGACACCGAACAGCAGAGAAGCCGCATCCGGGAGAAATATATGCCGGAAAAGCTGAAAACGGAAAACAGTAAGTAAACGCCTGTTGGTATGTAAACAAGTGGCAGCGATGGGAAACGTAATGTTTCCCATTTCTCATAATTCCGCCTTACGGAGCGGGCGTAAAACGCACCGGGGCCGCCGGGTGGCTTCCCCGTGATCAAAGAAGCGTAGCGGCCGGAAAGGAGTCAGTATGAAACGCGAATTTTTGATGGAACTGAAGGTGGCGGAGCAGCCGCTGCCCAAGGAGATCATCGACGCCATCATGGCGGAAAACGGCCGGGATATCCAGTCTTCCCGGCAGGCGGCACAGGAGTGGCAGGACAAGTACACCCAGGCCGTGCAGGCCCATGAAAAACAGCTTGCGGACCTGTCCTTCCAGACCCGCCTGCGGGAGGCCGTTACCGCCATGCACGGGCGCAATCTCAAGGCCATCACCGCGCTGCTGGATGTGGACGCACTCCGGCAGTCCGAAGATGACACAGCCCTGGACACCGCACTGGCGGCGCTGAAAAAGGACTGTGGTTACCTCTTTGAGATGCCTCAGACCCCACCCCCTTATGCCGGGGGTACCGGCGTCCGGTCGGACGCCTTGTTCGAACAGCCTGCGACCCTTGCAGGCGCTCTGCGTGAAAAATTTGAAAGGAAGTAACAACTATGGCAATTACTCTTATGGAAGCAAAGGTCGGTATGGCCGACAAGGTAGACCAGCAGGTGGTGGACATGTTCCGCCGCAGCTCTCAGCTGCTGGACACCATCCCCTTTGACAACGTCATCTGCCCCGGCACCGGCGGCAGCACCCTCACCTACGGCTATATCCAGCTGAAGACCCCCGCCTCTGCCGCTGTGCGTGCTGTGGGCGCGGAGTACACCCCCGGTGAGGCCAAGCGCGAGAAGAAGACCACCGGTGCCATCATCATGGGCGGCGCGTTCCAGGTGGACCGTGTGCTGCAGAACACCGCGGGCGCGGCCGATGAGCTGGCCTTCCAGGCTGAGCAGAAGATCAAGGCCACTGCCAGCTATTTCCACCACCTGGCCATCAACGGCGCTGCCGAGGCTGCCGATGGCTTCGCGGGCGGCACCTTCGACGGTCTGCGCAAGCTGCTCGCCGGCACCGACAACGAGCTCACGAGCACTGTGAGCCTGACCGACTCCGCCGCTCTGGATGCCAACTACAATGCCTTCCTGGACGAGATGGACAGCTTTATCAGTACTGTGGACGGCACACCCTCCATGCTGCTGATGAACCGCGCCATGCTCATCAAGCTGCGCGCTGTGGCACGCCGTGCCGGTTACTACGAGCGCACCCGTGACGCCTTTGGTCGCACCGTGGAGACCTACGCCGGTATTCCCATGGTGGATCTGGGTAAGTACTATGACGGTGCTGCCTCCCAGGATGTGGTGCAGACCTCTGCCGACGGCAAGACCAGCATCTATGCTGTGTGCATGGGCCTGGACGGCTTCCACGGCATCAGTCCTCAGGGCACCGGTGTCATCGTCAGCTACATGCCCGATCTGAATGCTCCCGGCGCTGTCAAGACCGGCGAGGTGGAGCTGGTGGCCGGTGTGGCGCTGAAGAACACCCATAAGGCTGCCGTCCTCAAGGATATCAGCATCGGCGCGGCATAAGAAAGGAGGCACTGCCGTGGTCGGTTTTGATTTTTATACCCATGAATACCTGGGCAGTGCCATCCCGGAAAAGGCCTTTTCCGGCGTGGCAGCCCGGGCAGAGGCAGTGCTGGCACGGTTCAAGCGGATCTACCGGGTGGAGTCGGATGGGGAAATGGCCCAAAAGCTGGCCGTCTGCGCCATGGCCGAGGAGCTCTACCGTGCCGCAAAGCATCACAGCGGTCTGCGCGCCGCCGAGGTGGGCAGCGTCAGTGTGCGCTATGACGCCCTGGAGCCTGCCCAGCTGACCCGGGCACTGTACCGCTGCGCCGGAACATATCTGCAGATCAGCCGGGGGGTGGGCTGAATGACCTGTCCGCTGGATTATTCTCTGTGTGACCGGACGGTCACCGTCTATCGGAAGACAGGCGATGTCATTGACCGTGTGGTTGTGGAGGGCTGCTTTCTGGAACCCACACGCCGCCGCGCGATGGACACCCGGGGCCGCAGGGAAGAGCAGGCCTTTCTGCTGATCATGCCCGGCGCGCTCCAGCGGGTCTTCCCCGGCGACAGGATCTATGACGGTGTGGGTCCCACGGTCACGGTGCAGCAGTGGGCTGAATTTGTCCCGGCCAAGGTGCCGGGACTGGGCGTGGCGGCCTACGCCACGCCCTTTTTCTGGGAAGGACGGCTGTGCCATGTGGAGGCCGGCCGCAAGTAAGGAGAAACCATGACGCAACTGGAAAAACTCAAAGCATGGCTGCTGACCTATCCGCAGTGGGAGGCCGGGCAGCTGCTGTACATCGACTACACCGACGGCGTCCCCGGCTGCGCGGGATTGTTTCCCAAGGGCGTGGAAGAGGTGGAAAACCGGCAGGATATCCTTGGCAATCGCCGGGTGCGCTGCCGGCTCAGGGCGGCACTGTACCGCTTATGCGGCGGCGAGGAGGATCAAACGGCCCAGGCCCAATGGCTGCTGGAGTTTCAGCAGTGGGTTCGGGCCCAAAGCGCCCTGGGTCTGGTGCCCCGCCTGGGAGACGGCACGGAGCCGGAATGGATCCGCGCCGAAGAGGGCGCACGCAAGGAAAGCCGTACAGGCATGGGCGTTTACGCTGTAGTGCTGACGGCGGAATTTACCAAATATTATCAGGGGGATTGATATGGCAAAAATCGAACGCAAATTTATGGCCCACTACATCAACGCGGCAGCCCCGGGCGAAGAGGCTGTCTACGAGCGTCTGGGCACGGATCTGGAGGAATACAGCCCCAATCTGGGTGCCCGGGTGCAGAGCCGGCTGAACATTCTGGGTCAGCAGAACGTGATTATCAGCGGCTACCGCAAAACTGCGGCCGTGGAGCCCTACTACGCCGAGAAGGGCAGTGCCCTGTATGAACGGCTGCAGCAGATCGTGGATGACGGTCTGGTGATGGAGAATCTGAAGACCGATGTAGTGGAGGTGCGCCTGTGGAAGAATGAAAACGGCAGCTGCGAGGCGGTTAAGGAGGAGGCCTACATCGAGGTGGTCAGCTACGGCGGCGACACCACGGGTTACCAGATCCCCTTCAAGCTGCACTTCACCGGCGTCAAAAGCTACGGCAGCTATAATACCACCGACGGTACGTTCGGCTAAAACATGAACCGCAGCCGCTGCGGAGCGCCATCGCAGAAAGTCGGCAATGGATAATCGGCAGGAACGGCGGATATTCACGAACACAGAAAGGGGAGGGGAATATGAAAACGAAAAAAACGGTTTCAGTGGAGGGGTTGGGTACACTGACCTTTGACGGCGGCGATCTGTGGGTCTATGACAGACTGCTGAGCCTGCCGGAGAAGCTGACAGCGCTGGGGCAGACACCAACGCATATGCAGCTGCTGGAGGTACTGGAGGAAACCTTTGGGCCTGGGGCGCTGGTAGTTGACAGCGGCACTGCACTGACGGATTCGGATGAGCGGGGCATCTGGGGGATCACCCGGCTGCTGCAGCAGGCCGAACCGGTGCTTGTCCGGGCGGCGGGGGACTGCATGAATCGATTGCGTCAGCAGGCGCTGCACAAAGCCGGGCTTCGGCGGGAGGTGCTGCAATGAACGGATGGAGATTACCGCGTGAAGCGGGCTTCGGCGGGGAAATATACAACCTGTCTACGGATTATCGGGATGTTTTGCAGATCATCAGCTGTTTTGATGATCCGGATTTACCGGAATTTGTCCAGTGGGATCTGGCCCTGACGCTTTTTTACGACAGGCCAATCCCCAGAGAGCACACCCGGGAGGCCATGGACTTTCTCGCCCGGTTTCTCACCGGCGGAGAGCCGCTGCCCCAATATGCAGGTCCGCGGCGCATCTGCTGGGAGCAGGATGCCCAAGCCATTGCGGCCGACGTTAACAAGGTGGCGGGACTGGAGGTGCGCAGCTGCCCCTACATCCACTGGTGGACGTTTTTGGGCTGGTTCCGGGCTGTGGGCGAGGGACAGCTGTCCATGCTGGTGACCCTGCGACACAAACTGCATCGGGGTCTGGCTCTGGAACCCTGGGAACAGGAATTCTACCGGGAAAACCGGGAGCGTGTCCGGCTGCGCCAACGGCTGACCCCTGCCGAACAGGCCCAGGCGGCACTGGTGCATTGACCGCTGCCGGGGTCGGTGCGGTGAGTGCCGCGTGCGGAGGATAAGAATGCGGGAAACTGATTTGGAGGAACTACTATGGACAACAATCATTACCATTCGCCGGGGCAGGTATGTGCCGGCGTGGAAGCGGTTTGCGGTGTGCTGGCCGGTCACCGGGGGCTGCTTTCTCAGCTGCAGACCTTCCGGTCCCGGCTTCAGGAGGCGCTGGGGCTGCCGATGACTGCCGGTGTGTCCGTGGATACTGCCGGGCAAAGCAACACCCCGACTGCGGAAGTCGGGAAGCTGGCTGCAGACCGGGCATCGTCGATGTCCGGTCTGCACGGCACCACGGACATCGCCGCGGCGGTGACCGCGGTATCACCCATGGCACCGCTATCCACAGCCGCGCTGCTGCCCCCGGTGCCCCAGCTGGCCCGGGGCGCGGTACTGCCGCCCAACCGCCCTTTTCTGGCGGTGGTGGGTGATCAGCGCACGGGCGTCAATGTGGAAGCGCCGCTGGATACCATTCGTCAGGCGGTTTCCGGCGAGACGGAAAGCCAGACCGCGGCCATTGTGGCGGGACTGGAGGCATCCATTGGCGTACAGCGGGAAATTCTGGAAGCGGTGCAGGGCATCGAACTGGGAGACGAGACCATCGGCCGGGCGGTATCCCGGTATGACCGGCAGAATGCCATTATGAATGGAGGTGCAAGTCTGTGACCGAAGCGCTTCTTCTGATTGATGGGGTACAGATCCTGCCCCCGGATGCCGATGTGCAGCTGCAGCTGCGGGATCTGGAGGATTGCGCCTCTGGCCTGGATGAAAGCGGCTTTTTGCACCGGCGGCTGCTGCGCAGCGGCCTTAAGGGATGGTCGCTGCGTTACAGCTTCCTGTCCCGGGCCCAGTACCGCTACATGGAATCGCTTTTTGCCGGGAAGGCTGCCTTCACCGTGACCTATGTGGATGCCGACGGCGGCGAGAAAACCTGCACCGCCTACCGTACCCACCATACCGTCACGGTTTATGACGCACGCCGGGGCTGGTATCGCAGCTACGGCTTTGATATTTTACAGTGCTAGGAGGATCTATGAAGCATGTGATCGTGCTGCCGGACGGTACCGAGCTTTCCTCGGGCCCCGGCACGAAATGTGCCATCGCTTCGGTGGCGCTGAAAACCGCGGTCAATACCGGCCGGGAACTGAACCCCGGCTCGGTCTGCGCCGCGGCATTGACGGTGACCCTTTTGGGACGCTGCCCTGTGACCGCTGGGGACAGCGTGACACTGCTGCGCCAGAGGGAGGATGGCACACGGCAGCAGGTGGGCGTCTTTCTGCTGGAAAACCCCACGGTCACCTGCGGCACCGTGACCGTGCAGGGCTATGACCGGGTCACGCTGCTGGACCGGGATTTGACGGCATGGCTGGAGTCCCTTACCGGCTGGCCTTACAACCTGCTGTCCTTCGCAAAGCTGGTCTGCAGCGCCTGCGGCCTGAGCCTGGTGACGCAGGACATTCCCAATGCCGCCTTTCCCGTGAAAAAATTCACCCGGGACGCGGTTACCGGGCGGCAACTGCTGCAGTGGATCGGCGAGGCTTGCTGCCGCTTCGTCCGGGCTAACGCCACCGGCGGCATCGAACTGGGCTGGTATGCCCCGGCAGCCGCGCCACTGACGGCTGGGGGCGGGGATTTTTACTACCGGGGCAGCCTGCGCTATGAACTATACCGGGTGGCGCCTGTGACGGCGGTACAGCTGCGGCTGGTGGAAAAGGGCAAGGCGCGGCTGTGGCCGGCGGTATCGGCGTCGGATAATGTGTACATAGTGGCGGGCAATCCGCTGTTTTGCGCCACAGGAACGGCCGAGGCTGCGGCGTTGGAGACGATCCGCGGCATCCTGTCCGCGGCGGAATACACCCCCTGCACCGTAGAACTTCCTCTGGGGCGGGATATTGAACCAGGCAGTATCCTTACGGTTACCGACGGAGAAGGAACTTCCTTCACCACCTGGGTCATGCGCGCCGTCCAGAACAGACACCGGGTGCGGCTGGAATGCACCGGCAGTCCTAACCGCGGCAGTGCCGGGGCCACCAACAGTGCCACGGCAAAAAGCCGTCTTGCCCGGCAGGAGCTGCTGGCTCAGTCGGCGGCGGCCGTGGCTGTGGAGAGCCAGACACAGACGGAACTGAGCGCCCGGCTGACCATGCCGGCTTCCGTTGCCGCGCTGGACAGCACCTGCGCGTCCGGCTGGTACTATTTCAGCGAAACGGCCACCGTGGCGGGGATTACTGCCAACCATTGGTATTTGCATGTGGCGGCGTATTCGGACGGACAAAAGCAGTGTACCCAGTACCTGTATCCTGTGCGATCCAACCTGGCCAACCGGCTGGTACGCAGACGGGTGGCGGGGGACTGGTATGAATGGGAGCACGAAGACCCGCCCATGACGCTGAACACCGAGTACCGTACAACGGAGCGCTGGCAAAACCAAAGCGTCTACACCCGACTGGTCAGTGTCACCGTGGGCGGTGAGGATCTAAATATTCTGGACGCCGGTATCGGACGAATCGTGCGCTATGAGGCAGTGATGGAGGACGGCGGCATCACCCGGACGCTGCCCACATGGCGGTTTGTCTACAGCTCCGGTTCCGACAATCCCACGGTCGGCGTAGGTACGGCGGTACAGGTGCAAGCCGTAGCCGGGGGAAGCCTGCAGGTGCGCGTGGGTACCAATGAGTCCGGGGCGGTTGGGATGCAGGTGTATGTGCGCCTGTGGTACACAAAACAGTAAAGGAGAAAGCAATGACACAGATCAAATTAGTTTGCAGCGATCTGGTTTTGACAGTGGAGGCTGTGAGGATACTCACCTCCGGGATTCGGGGCTGTGTTCAGGCGCAGATACGCTTTTCGGAAGAATGGGAGGGCTATGCCACCAGCGCTGTGTTCTGCACCGGAGAGAACGGACCGGTTTATGAGCAGCTGCTGACTGACGGCGGGTGCGCTGTGCCGCATGAGGTGCTGGCAGCTGCGGGCACGGTGTACATCGGCGTTCGGGGCGTGGGCCCGGAGGGGAAGGTCAGAGCCAGCACCCTCACCGGTGTGCGGGTGTTTCCCGGCGCCCGGGCGGGGGATTCGGCAACCTGCGAACCCACCCCGGATGTCTATCAGCAGATCCTGCAGCGGCTGGAAACCGTGCCTGATACTACGAAGATCGAGGCGGTGATCGCGGCCTATCTGCGGGAAAACCCTGCTGCCCAGGGACCTAAGGGCGACAAGGGTGATCCCGGCGAACCGGGAAAGGACGGTGTGGTGCCTGTCACCGGCGCAGCCGTGGGCCAGACGGTCAAAATCACCGCTGTGGACGAAAACGGCGTGCCCACAGCGTGGGAAGCGGCAGATATGCCGAGCGGCGGCAATTCTCTGCTTGTGGTCACGTTTACCACGGATGCAGCTGGCACACTTACGCCCAGTCATACATTTGCGCAAATCAAGGGACACACTGACAACGGCGGTTCTGCCGTGCTGACCGATGGCAAAAATTGGTACAACCTTGCGTTTACCAATGTGGCGCAAATATGGTTTGAACGTACCGCAACAAATGCAAGTGGTGCAACGTATGTTAGATATGTTATCACTGCTCTTGGAAATGTGGACAAGGTAGAGTCCAATTCCAAATTCATCAATGTGACCGCCGAGGTGGGGCAAACCATCGCTGTGGAAGAAGTGGATGCAAACGGCAAACCGACCAAATGGACGGCGGTAGACTTCCCCAGTGATTCACACATCAATGACCTCATTAATACCGCTTTGGGGGTGATCGAAAATGGCACTTATTGATAAGCTGACCGCCATTGCCGATGCCATCCGGGGAAAGACCGGCAAGACCGATCCTTTAACACTGGAACAGATGGCAACGGAGATTTCTGGGATTGAAGCCGGTGGCGGCGGCACTGACTATTTGGCGGCAAGAATCGACCAAAGCCTCACAGAGTATTCCAGCGGAGACGTTGAAACGATTGCGGCGTATGCGCTCTATGGATGTTCCAAATTGACCCGTGCGCACCTACCTAACGCAACTTCCGTAGGTACAAGTGCTTTCTATGGATGCGGTAAGTTATCCGACTGTGACTTTTCTTCGGTAGAAACAATTGGCGAAGCGGCATTCCGCGGTAATAGCCGTCTTATGGTTGCTAGTTTTCCGTCTGCGAAAACAGTTGATAAAAGTGCTTTTTATTCGTCTGGTGTTACAGAATTGAACTTCCCAATCTGCGAAAGCTTTGGGTACGAATGCTTTAGAGCTTGCAACAATTTTACTTCGATTTCTTTTCCTGCCGCGCTTGTTGTTGGTGAAAGAGTTTTCTATCAGTGTAATGGTCTTATAACTGCCGATTTTAAGGTAGCATCATCTATTGGCACATATGCCTTTAGAAGCTGTACCAATCTTAGCACGCTAATTCTGCGAAAATCGGACGCAATATGTGCGCTCAGTGCTGTCAATGCGTTGGATAGTACGCCTTTTGCTTCTGGCGGTACTGGTGGTACAGTCTATGTTCCGTCTGCACTGATTGAAAGCTACCAAACAGCAACAAACTGGTCAACGCTGTATACGGCAGGAACGTGCAACTTTGTAGCCATTGAAGGGAGTGAACACGAATGATTCAAACTGAAAATTTGACCATCAATGGCAAGGCATTCGTGCGCACCTATTCCGATGGTGGGTATTTGGTGGAGCGTGACGGTATCCGTTACGGTGAAGCCATCGACCCGGCAGAGTTTGGCCGTACCTACACGGAAACGGACGAACTGCCGGAAACCATGAGCGAAACCGAGGAAAAGGCGAAAGCCTATGACATTTTAATGGGGGTGACGCAATGAGTTACCTTGACGATGCGAGAAAGCTGCGGCCTGTGATCGAGCAGGCAGCGCAATCCCTGGATGACAATGCGGCGCTGACCGCAAAAGCGCTCTATCCCGCATGGGCAGCCGGCACGGCCTACACCCAGGGCTACAAAGTCCGGTACAACGGTAAGCTGTGGCGCGTTCTGCAGGCCCACACGGCGCAAGCCGGCTGGGAGCCCGAGAACGCTGCCAGCCTGTGGGAGCAGATCAACGAGACCCACGCCGGCACACTGGAAGATCCGATCCCGTATACTGGGAATATGACGCTATACCGCGGGCTTTACTATCTGCACGAGGGAACGGTGTATCTGTGCATCCGGGATACGGGCGAGCCCGTACATCACCCCCTTGCTGCACTGGCGGGGTTGTATACGCAGCCGATTTGAAAGGAGTAAAAATATGGAACAGTTCAAAATTGCCCTGACCGCAGGGCATTATCTGGGCACACCGGGCAAGCGGTGCCTCAAATCTCTGGACACCAACGAGACCCGGGAGTGGGTGCTCAATGACCGCATTGCCGATAAGCTGGAGCGTCTGCTGAATGCCCGTTATACCGGCTTTTCTCTCATCCGTACCGACGATACTTCCGGGGAAAAGGAGGTTTCCCTGGCCGCCCGCACCAACGCGGCCAACAATTTTGACGCCGATGTGTATATCTCAATCCACCACAATGCCGGCATTAACGGCGGCAAGGGCGGCGGCATTGTGGCCTACGTTCATCCCGACGCCGACAAGACCGCCAAGCTATGGCAGCGGGAGCTGTATGAAGCTCTGGTGAAGACTACGGGGCTTAAGGGTAACCGGGCAAAGCCTCTGACCACGGCCAACTTCCATGAGGTGCGTGAACCCCGGATGCCTGCGGTACTGCTGGAGCTGGGCTTCATGGATTCCGAAACCGACGTGCCCGTGATCCTCTCGGAGGATTACGCCGACCAATGCGCTGAGGCGATTGCTGAGGTGGTGGCCCGGTTGGGCGGCCTGCAGGAAAAAACCCAGGTGCGCTACCGGGTACAGGTAGGTGCGTTTGCCCAGCTGGAAAATGCCGAAGCCGCCCTGGAAAAAGCCAAAGCGGCAGGCTTTACCGACGCGTTTATCCGCAGAGAGTGAGGGAAACCATGAGTGAAGCAATCCTGGTGGCACTGATCACCGGGGGCATGAGCCTGGCGGGTGTGGTCTGCACCTGCCTGGCCACGGCCAGAAAGACGGAACGGGCTGCCGCAGTATCCCAGGCGGTGACCGAAACAAAGTTGGACGAGCTGACCAGGGAGGTTCGGGCGCACAACAATTTTGCCAGGCGGATGCCTGTGGTGGAGGAGCAAATCAAGGTCATCAACCACCGGCTGGCAGACCTGGAGCAGACATAAGGAGGCAATATGGAAATCACAAAAAATCTGGCGGCGCTGTTGAAGGTCAAGACCATTGTGACCCTGGTGGTCATGGGCGTTTTCGCGGTACTGGCACTGCGGGGAACTATCGATGCCGAGAACGTGATGGTCATTTTGTCCATGGTGGTGTCCTTCTATTTCGGCACGCAGCATGAGAAAAAAGAAAAGACAAAATAAATAACGGCTCCCCGAAAGGGGAGCCGTTTGGCTTATTTTCTGAGTTTTTTCTCTGCCCGGAGGGTTTCTTTCAACGTGCGGAAGCTGAGAAATTCATCGGTTTTCCGCACCTTGCGGCCGGCAAGGATCCGCAGGAGCAGACAACCCAGCCACAGGAAGGCGAAGATGGCGGCGGGCACACCTACCAAAGGCACAAGCGCCGAGGTGCTCAGCCCCAGGCGGCTGCACAGGGCAGCACCGTAACGGGCAAGCAGGCGCAGCAGAGGACACAGGGCAACTGTGTTGCCCGGCAGCACCGCCGGCAACAGCAGGCTGACACAGCCAAGACACGCCACGAAGCACACAAGCGCCAGCAATGCGTAAGCGAGGATGGCTCTGCGCCGGACACGCCGGAAGGCCTTTTTCAGCATTTTCAGTTCCGTTTTGCGTTCGTCCATGGGATGCCTCTTTCTGTGCCGCGGCACGCAACAATATGGAAACATGTTACCATAACCGCCGGCGCAAATCAACAGAGGAATTGTTTTTTCGTCATTATTACGTGTTTTTCTCCATGGAATTTGGACGTTTTACCGATGCGGTGTTCCCTATGCTGTGTTATCAGCCCACGAAGGGAATGGAAACATAGCCCGCGCTGTGGCGGCCGGGGACGGTGACCTCCAGCACAAGCCGGTTCACGGCACCCACGGTTTCCGGGGCGGTGACGGTGAACTCCGCCCAGGCAAAGCCGTCGGTATGGGTGTTCTCAGCGGGGATCATCAGTGTCTGGGGACCGGTGACTGCCCAGCCATCCTCTGTCAGCCAGCGGAAGGTGAGCACGTGGGCCGTGTAGCCGTGGAAATTGCGCTTAAGCATGGTGTACTTGAAGCGCACGCTGTGGATGCCGCACAGGTCATGATTCAGCCGTGCGAAGCGGATGCGCAGTTTACGGGTCTGACCGGGGGTGATTGCGGGAGAACCGTCATAGCAGACCATGGCCGTGGCCATACCGCATTGGGCGCTGAAGCAGTACTCCCCGGCACTTTCAAAGAAGGCGCGCATACGGGTGCTGTAGAAACTGTCTTGGAGCAGATCCAGACTATCGGTAGCGATATCGCCCAGCTGCACGCAGCTGTAGTTACCCTGGAGCACCGACGGTGCCAGATTTACCACCCGCTGGGTCAGCTCGGTACAGGTTTCGGGAATGCCCAGCAGCGTGCCCCGGTCGATGGATACCGTGACGATGGTATCACCGATGTGACGCTTCCAGTCGGCGGGAATGCACCCGGTACCGTGCATGATGCCCATGAGGGCACCGGCGGTACCGGCGGTGCAGTCGGTATCATCGCCGCAGTTGACGGCAATGATTAGGGTCTTCTTGAAATCGCCTTCCCCGTAGAGCAGACCCAGCAGGGTATAGCCCACATTGGAGGGCGCTTCAAACCAGCCGGTGCCGATATCCATATTCTCTTCCAGCACGGCGTTGCGGGCATCCAGCCAGCTCATGCCGCTGTCATAGCACTTCAGCAGCAGGCGGACAGTGCGGGCCACACGGCAATCCTGGGGAATGCGGGCCATGCCGATGTCAATGAGGGTGCGCAGGTCATCAATGACGAAGGCGGCGCTTTCCATGGCGGCCACAAAGGCGGCAGCATAGGTACCCTCACCGTGGCCGTGATCCACGGCGGCATCAAAATAGGCGTACTGGGCCGCGGCGTCGGGGGTGGCGGGGCACAGACTGGCCCAGATCTCGGTGCGGATCCAGGCACCGTTGGAATTTTTCCAGTCGTTATTGTAGGCACCGGACAGGGGCGGCTGCAGACCCAGACGCATATTGGCCTTGGCGATGCCGTACTCGCAGGAATTGAGGGTCTCAAAGCTGAGCCAGTTTTCACCCATGACCTGGGGGCTCAAGCCTGTTGGGCCGAATTCCTCCATGGCGTGCAGCCATACCAGCTGAAGATCCAAATCGTCGTTGGGCAGCACCACGTTTTCGGGAGTGGAGAAGCCCTGAATATCGTTGATCTGGCGGTAGCCCTCAAAGGGGGCACCGATGGTGCCGCCCATGTTCTTGCCCAGCCAGCAGGCATAGACCTTATCCCGGTAGACTTCCTGGTCCAGGTAGAATACGCCGGCGTTAAGATTACGCATAAAAAATCCTCCTTACGGTATGCTTGATCTAAGCATACCGTAAGGAGTTGGCTTCCTCAATGGCGGTGCTGCACCGAAAGGTTGCATTATTTTACTTTTTTCGGTACTGCGCCGGAGTCATACCGTATTTGCGGTGGAAATTCCGGTAGAAGGTGGACTTGTCCTGCCAGCCGCACCGGACGAGGATCTGCTCAATGGACGCATCGGTTTGGGCCAGTTGCTGGGCAGCCAGCTCCAGACGCCGGTCCTGGATATATTCCAGCAGCGTTTTGCCGACTTTTTTCCGGAATACCCGGCTGAAATAGGATGGGTTATAGAAGCACCGCTCGGCCAGGGCCGGAAGCGTCAGCTGCTGACCCAGATTCTCATCAATGTAGTGCAGCAGCTCCTGCCAGATGCCGTCCTCTACCGGGGCGGTGCCCAGCTTACGCAGCAGCTTGGTGAAGATCACACACATGTAACCGCTGAGCACGTTGAAGCTGCCGGGACGGTCGGCGCTGCACTCGGCCATCATGTCCTCCAGCACCGTTTCCAGCACCTGCCGCTCGGCACCGGAAAAATGGATGAGGCTGCCGGCGCTGACGCCCCGGAACTCATCAAAGGCCGTCAGCAGCAGGGTCTCAAAGGCGTTTTCCTCGGCGATGAGGCGGCTGCTGATGAAATCCGGCTGGAAGATGATATTGCAGTAGGCAAAGCTTTCGTCCGTGGGACGGAAGGCGTGGGTCTGCCCGTAGTTGATGAATACCAGATCGCCCCGCCGCACGGGATATTCATGGGTGCCCACCTGCTGGATGGCTGTGCCGGAAAAGACATATACCAGCTCCAGAAAATCGTGGGTATGGATGCTCTCCTCCATGGGCCGGGTGGGGCGGAAAACGTGGATGCCGTTTTGGGCAAACTGGGTGGCTTTATACTGCTTCATCACAGCAGAGGGATGTTGTTTTCAGCACAGATGCGCACGGTGTCGCTGTCCCAGAGGCTGGTCTGCACTTCACCGATGTGGGCACAGCCGATCAGCAGCATACACAGACGGGACTGGCCGATGCCGCCGCCGATGGTCAGGGGCAGCTCATTGTTCAGAAGCATTTTGTGGAAGGGATAGCCCCGGCGGTGGTCGCAGCCGGCCAGGCGCAGCTGGCGGTCCATGGCTTCGGGATCCACCCGGATACCCATGGAGGAAATCTCAATGGGGCATTCCAGCAGGGCGTCCCAGAAGATCAGGTCACCGTTGAGTGCCCAGTCGTCATAGTCGGGGGCACGGTTGCCGTGGGTGATACCGGAACGCAGCTTGCCGCCGATCTGCATGATAAAGGTGGTGGGATGCTGGCGAACATACAGCGCTTCCCGCTCCTCGGGAGTGTTGTCGGGATACAGATCCTCCAGCTGCTGGGAGGTGACAAAGCTGACTTCACGGCTGAGCTCCACAGTGATCTCGGGGTAGGCGCGCTTCAGCGCCTCGCTGGCATCACAGATCACGTCCACGATGGCGCGTACGGTCTGCTGCAGGTATTCCTCCGTCCGGTCGGAGGCCAGAATGATCCGCTCCCAGTCCCACTGGTCCACATAGATGGAGTGCAGATTGTCCAGCTCCTCATCCCGGCGGATGGCGTTCATGTCGGTGTACAGGCCCTGGTAAGGCAAAAAACCGTAGCGCTTCAAGGCCAGACGCTTCCACTTGGCCAGAGAGTGCACCACCTGGGCATCGCTGCCGATGGCGGGAATGTCAAAGGCCACGGGACGCTCTTTACCGGTCAAATCGTCATTCAAACCGGAGTCGGAGGCAACGAACAAAGGCGCGGAAACCCGCTTCAGCCGCAGGTTTTTGGTGAAGCCCTCCTGGAACAGATTCTTGATAATGCGGATAGCCCGCTGCAGATCATAGCTGCACAGAGTGGGCGCGTAATGCTTGGGAACGATGACTTTGTTCATAGACGTTGCCTCCGGGAAAAATTTGGATTCAGTATATCATGGCCGAAAAAAGAAGTCAACCACAACCCCCTCCCGTTCCTGCCGGACAGAGGTAAATTTCTGTTTATCGGGGAGTTTCGTATGTGCTGCGCACCCAAGGCTCCCTTGTGTAAAGGGAGCTGTCAGCGAAGCTGACTGAGGGATTGTCGCAGTACAATGTTACGAATTCGCCGGGCACCAATGCGAATACGCAGGTGCCTGCTGCACAATCCCTCAGTCAAAAATCATAGATTTTTGCCAGCTCCCTTTACACAAGGGAGCCTT